TCGTATATTTCAGGTAGATATTGCTGAGCAAAATCATTATTACCATCTGTAAAAGATAGGTAATTACTGGCTAATAGCTGCTGATTAGGAGCAGGAACTATTGAGCCAAATTGTGGAGTTAAAATTCCCATAATTTATTTATTTATTTTTAATTAAACGTTTTTCTTTTTATTTTTAACTTTGAAGAATCAACACCACTAATTGCTTTTACTTTTAAACCATTTACAAATAATTCACCTGAAGCTGTTTTACGAGGTTCAGTTGTTATATTTTTAGATTTAGCCATCTGTTCTTTTAATGCATCAGTTTTACCTTGTTCATAAAAGTGATTAGCAATAGTATCAGCATTTCGTGCAGCAAATAAAGCTTTGTGGTATCCTTTAGCGTCAGTTACATCTCCTTTTTCATTTAAGAACGTCTTAATAAAGTTTGATATATTACTTTGACTTTGGGCCACTGATGAAGGGTCTTTAATACCATATCTGAATTTTTTTTCTCCTAATTTAAAATCAAAACCTTTGAATTCTTCGTTGAGAAGGTTTTTTGTTTCAGATACAAACCTTTCATGACTAGCTTCACGTGCTTTTTGTTCTTCATTATAGCGATTAAAAAAGTCATTAGCTTTTTGTTGGTCCTGTGTTATGCCGGGTCTCAACTTGATTTCGTCATAATACTTTGTTTTTAGGTCCTCTAAATAGTTTTTGGCTTTTGCTATCTCTTCTTTATAAGCAAGTTTTTTCTTTTTTATATCTCGCTCATCATCCACCTCAGTATCAAATCTAAAAGAATCTTCAATTATAAAGTTTCTTTCTTCAGCGTCTAAATGAGGTTTAGCTTGTTTATAATATTCGTGAAGTAATACATCATTATTTACGTTTGTATAATCAGCATTTAAACGGGCATAATCTTGTACGTCACCACCCGTTTCTTCCATGAATTTTATTAATTTTTCTATGTTTTCAGGTAACTTTTGTGTTTCAGTTTCCTGTGATATTTTTTCTTGTTTCGATGTGGTAGTGGTAGTTTCATCGCTTCCTGCCACTCTTGTCTTGTCAGTATTATCTTCTTCATCTGTTATTAATTGTAAAGGTGAATCAGATTCTTCTTTTATTTCTTCAGATTCTTTTTTATCTGTAACATCTTGAATGGTGTCTTGTACTTGTTCGTCCACCTTAGTGCTATCTCCGGCTTGTTCGCCCACATCCACCTTCTTTGTTTCTCCGACTGGAATGGCATCTTCTTTTGGTTTTTTAGTTAAATCTACTTTTACTAAATCAGGTATTATTTTTTCTTCACCTAATTGTTTTGGCTTAGTTACTTTTTTTATTTTAAAACTACCTTCTTCTTTTGGAGGTGTTGTATTTGTAGCTTGTTCTTGTTTAGTTTCTTTTACAGGTTCTTCAACCATTACTTCTTCTTTTTGTGACATAATATAATAATATAAAATTAATAATCTATTGTGGAGCAAACTGCTCTAAACCAAATCCATCTAAATTATCATTACCAGCACTTTCAAAATTTACAGGTAATGTATCATTTTGTCTTTGATTTATTAATTCACTCTCTTGAGTTCCTTGCATTTGTACGCGTTTGTCTTTTCTATCTTCTATTTCTGTTTCTTTTTGACGTTTTGTTTGAGATCTCATTTCTTCAAGCTGTATGTTATATCTAAATTCTTCAGCCATTAATTGTTTTTTAATTAATGCTTCTTGTTCCATACGTTGTATCTCAAATTGAGATTTCGCTTGTTCTATTTGAACTTCTGTATCAGCTAATGCTTGGTTTTTTTGTACTTCTGCCATTGCAGCTTTTTCAGCTGACTGTGCATTGGCAGCTGCTTGAGCTTGTATATTTTCTAATTGTTGTGCTCTGTCTTTTTCTTGCTTTTGTTTTTGCCTTAACTTAAGCATTTGATTAGCAAGTTTAATATTTTTTATTTCTCTTAAATCTATTGCATCTTCTAATCCTATATTTTTAGCTTGTAATGCAATTTGTATACTTTGTTCTAGTTGAGCTTTTTCTTCTTCATCAGGTTCAAGTTCTAAAAATATACCAAAATCATGTAAAGATAATTTTTCAACTTCTTCTAATGTTGCTGTATTAAAACCATTTATACTGTTTATTAAAGACTGTTTAGTTGTTGGAAACTGCAACATATCTGATACTCTTAAACTAATATTTTCACAAACTCTTACAGTTAAATACATTAATGCTTGTAACACATGTCTTGTAGCTGTATTAGAATTAGCAGCTGCAAGCTTTTGTAAACCAACTAAAGCATTTTTATCAGGCGTGCTACCATCTCTTGCTTCATTAAGCCCGGTTACATCTCTTATCATTTGTAAATAATATTGATAAGTTTGTATCATTGACTGTATTTTAGACATACCTGAAGAAGTCTGTAATTCTTGCACCGGCACTTTACCTCTATTTAAATCACCATCTTGAGTTAAAGATCTTCCTACTACACTACCTGTTTGAAAATACATATTTAACGCTTCAGCAGGATTATAATTTGTACCATTACCTAAATCAACTTCGGCTAACCCATCAACATCTAAATAAACACCATCAGGTACTAACCGTGATATTACTTGTTGTAGTTTTAAATGAGTTAATTGAATCATATCTGCAAATCCAACTGTTTTACTTACAATAGATTCTATACGGCCTTGATACATTCTAGGTGAACTAATAACGTAATTCATATTAACTTTAGTCGTATCACCAAAAGGCCTTGTCATATTTTCACTTAATTCCCATTTTAAAAGATTATTACCAAGACCTAAAACTTTAGCTCCAGTATATAATACTTCTATTGATCTTGATATTCTATTAAAGTTATCACTAGGTGGTGGATTAAATGTATCTGGTTTTTCTAATGTTTTTTCTAAACCTTGTTCTGTTTGTTTTATTTTAAAAACTTGATCTTGATAAGTTTTATATTCAAAATATAATATTTGTACTTGATCTTTAGTGTCTTGGCCCCACCAAGTGTTTTCTAGATATGTATTTCTACCAGGGTATTTTTGTATTTCTTCTAATTCTGAATCTGTTAAATAAGGAAATTGTCTTTTAACTTCTGATAATGACATACTTTTAACCTCACCTACATAATATATATCTTCAAAATTTGGATCATCAGTATATGAATATACTAAATTAGCTGGATTTACATAATCTATAGTTATTCCTTCAGATAAATTAAAATCAGTTTTAACACAACCTATACCTAAAACAGTTAAATCGTATGCTAATTGTTTTTTTACTTGATCATATTTATTATAGTCTAAAATATTATTTATAACTTCTTCTTCTGCTATTTCAACACTTTGTTTAAAGTTTAATTGTAAATAAAGATCTAATTCTTCTGTAGTTCCTGGTAAATCATCTGGTGATGCTGAAGCAAATAAATTAGCATTAGGGCCTAATTGAGCTTGTAATGCTTCAATCATTTCTTTATTTTCAATATCTCTTATAGCATTTTGAGCAAATGTAGTTTTATTTTTTATAGCAAATGGATCTTGAGCAAAAGATTTTATTTCATAACCTTTTTGTGTCATACCATTTACTACTATATCTACAAACTTAGATAATATTGGCACAGGCTTCCAGTCTAAATTTAAATAAGATAAATCACCATTTATAGCTAATTCATCTTTATATTTTTGTACTGGTTGTTCTCCTCTAGCATAAAGTCTTAGTCTATTAAAATTTTGAAAATTATTAATATATCTATTTTGACCACTAGAGTTTTTAAACCACTCATATTCAATTGCTTGGGCTACTTGTAAACCATACTCTTTTGACTTTTTCTCTTCTTCAGGTACCACCTGATCTGGAAAAGCACTGTTATAGTTAATATTAACCATTAATTTAGTATTTTTGAAGTTACTCCTTTATTATTATACTTTTTAAAGTCTAAAGGTAAATTATTTATAGTTCTTTTTACTGTTGGTGTATATCTATTTTTATTACAAGCCATAATAGCTAAGCCAGAACTTATGGAAGCATCGTGTTTAGTTCTATTATTTATATTAAACTTAGCCCAGTCTTCTAGTGTTCTTTGAAAATACATATCACCATATCTTTCATTATTAAATCCAATAAAATTTTCAATATAATCTTCTATTGCAGCTGCATGTGCTTGTTTTATATCTTCACTTGAATTAGGTATACCACCTATTTCTCTTTCTGTAACAGATAATTTATTATATACTTTATCAGGACGATTCATAGAATAACCTCTATAACCTCTTCTTTTTAAATAATATAATAATCTAGGTTTATTATTTTCTGCAAGTAATGGCATACCATAAAAAACTAAAGCCATTAAAACATCTTCAAAAAATATTTCTGCTGTTTGAGGTCTTGCAATATATTCTAAAAAAAATAAATTAGGTGGTACATCTTCCATTGAAAACTTAGTTAAACCATGTAAAGAAGCTTTTGAACCTCTACCATCAACTGTTCCTGAAATATCATATGGATCACAACCAAAAGCACCAGTGTGATCGTTACCTGGATATTTAACACCATTTTTTATAATATACTTGTTTTGTAAATTATCATTAGGTACCCAGGAAACTAAAAATCTACCATTATTATTAGGAATAAATATAACTCTACTATCTTTAATCCCATTTTCCCATTGAAAATTACCTTTTGTAATTACATTTGTATTTCTTAAATCTTCATTATAATCAATTTGTTCATAAATTTTAGTTAGATTAAATAAAGATTGTTTTGCTTCATCTCTAAAAGCGTGTTTTTCTGTTCTAGGAAATTGTCTATAAAATTCATTTAAACCGTCTTGATCATTTTTTAAACCTTCAACTTCGTTTTCCCAGTGTGAGATAACGCCAATTTCAATGTTGGATCCGTCAATACTTTTGACCGGTTTTTTTGGAGTTTCGAATACAGGAAACCCATAAGTATTAAGGTATCCTTCGTAGTTCCATTCCATAGGTATGAACAAACTATATAATCCTGAATTAGTCTGTCCGTTGCGGTTTCTTTTTGTAACATCTGACGCATCATATAATTTTTTAAAATTATTACCTCCTTTATCTAAAGCATTAGATGTAGATCCCATCATACACCTACCTATAATTCTACTACCTAATCTTAGCGTTGTCTTCGTGACCCTCCAGTTGTTGAGGATGTTATCTGGCCTCTCCCACTTGCCCGATTCATCGTGTGCGAGGAGTTTGAGTTTCTCCCCGTCGTATGAGTTGTCACCGGTATTCTTCCAGTCGATCGTGGTATCGAGCCCAACGAGTTCCTCGGGACGTTCATTCTGATCGATCTTACGCCTTGTGAACTTCGACGCGGGTACACGATATGCAAGTTCCGTTTTGGGACGATCCATACCGTCCTGTATCGGTTTAAAAAAGAATGGGTAATTAACGGATATTGGTACCACTTTGTCTGTAAACATTTTCTTCGCATCTGCTCCAGTCTTTGATAATATCCCGTACCGTGAATCACTAGATATTGTTGCTTGGTGTACGAGTTCTGATGAGGCCATAAAAGAAAATCCCGATCTTCTATTCTTGAGATAGCACATTCCATAGGATCTGGTATCAAGTTTACAGGCTTCCCAAAATATGAAAAAGATTCTATTGGCTTCTCTGAATTCCGCGTTGCCAACATCAATTTTTGTCCACTGCAAGTACATATAATGAGACCCAGTAATATAGCTAGGAATACCTTTGTTATAGAAACAAAAGCCTTCTTCACGTCTTTTAAACTCTTCGTCAATATAATCATACCAAGTATTTTTAAAATCTAATGATGTTTGGTTCCAATCAAAAACTGTTTTAAGTTTTGATAATTGTTTTGGGTACTCAAATATTTCCCAATATTGATCTGTTTTATTTACAGATCTTTTATATACATTTTCACTTAAAGGTAAAGCTATTTTTAAACCCTGTATTTCATATATTTCACCTATTTTACCTGTTTTACTTATAACAACTACATCGTGTTCTTTGTTATAACCTGGTTCCCATTTTTTATACCTATTATTATTTTTTATAATTTTAGGTTTTATATGATTAGGTAAAATTTTATATAAAGTGTTTGTATACATTATCTAGATCTTCCTTCAGCAAAACCTCCAAAATTAGAAGCTTTAGTATTTTTATTAATAGAATTAATTATATTTTCTTCTTCTTCAATTCTTGATAGTATTTCAAAAGCATCAAATATAGCTAATTTTTTTGTAGCAGCAGCGTTTTTTAATCTGTCAGCTGATACATCATCTTCTGAATCTACAATTTTTTCTTTAGCTACTTTTATTAATTCTTCAACTGCTTTTTGCCCAGCTTGGATTATACGTTTTTTGGTTTTGTTTATTTCCATATTTAAATAAAATATCATTTGATTCCATACAGTATAAAAGTTCATTATCAATAACAAACTCAAATTCTCTATTACTTTTAAACCCAACTAGATCTCCTGTGTTAATTTTAAGGGCTTCTAACGTGCTGTTTGTATATTTTAATACTCCAGTATTTTTTATTAATTTGGTATCTTTATATACATCTTTTTCTAATACTGGTTTTACAAAACAATAATCTGCGTTTGTTTTCCACCCTTTTTTATAATACATATAAATTTGAGATGGATGTGCAAAATATAAATTGTCTTTAAAAAACTTAGTACTATTTACTGATTTGCCTTTTAAATTATAATACCTTCTAAATAAATTATGATGTACTATAACTTTGTCACCTTTTTTTATATTTGTTTTATAAGCAAGAGGTACAGCAACTATTTCAGCATGTCTATTTATAAATTTATGATTTGATATACTTGAGTTAAGTATAAGTTCTGTGTTGTTGATTTTTAATTTATTATTATATCTTTCACCTATAGGTTTTATAATAAATTGATATATACTATTCATTAATATTCTAAATCATATTCAACCGATACTGCCATTTGAGAATTAAATTTTTTCCAAGGCAATACTTCATCATCTTTTTTTATAAAAATATTATACGATTGACTTTCTTCATCGCATAATATATGTGAAATAGTATGACCGCCATACACTTGTTGACCTACAGCATAGTGCATAGCGTCATTTTTATAATCAGATCCAATACTGATTTTTCTTATAACATTACTCACTTTTTTCTGTTTTTTCTTCTATAGGTGTGCATGTACCATCTTCTAAACTAATATTTACAGCACCATATTCTTTTTCTAATTCTACTTTAAATTCTTCTACTTTTTCCACAATACCGGCATACTTGTGAAGTAAACCATGTTTTTGTGTTTCTAAAAAACCCACATCTTTTAATATTTGAGCTATTTCTTCTTGTTGTTTTCTAATAGTAGCTAGTTGGTCATCTGTAAGCTTATTAGCTTCTTTTATTTTTTTTGTCATTTGATTAAATTTAAATTAATAATTATTTTATAACAGCGCTATAATTTCTGTTGCTGTTGTTTCTGTATCACTTGTTAAGTTATATACCCTTGATACAGCAAAGGGTAAAATTGTACTTGCTGCTATACTTTTTACTACTATAGGTTGTGAGTCAGATGCTAACGTTAGTTTTATATCACCTGTACCACCTACGTATAAAGCAGGTTTTTTCTCATTAAATATACCGCTTGGTCTTTCTAAATCACCACCAGCAATAGTAGCTGTAAGCGCTCCTGTTATTCCTGTTGAACCAAAAGCTAAATTTAATGAAGCTAAACTAAATTCTATTGTTTGTGCAGCAACACCAACATTTTGTCCTTGGTTCGCAACAGTAACACTAGTTACTGCACCAGCACCATCTGTAGCAACTAAAAACGTTGCACCTAAAGTAACACCTCTTGGTATACTTACTGTTTCAAGACTAGCAGCTCCAGGATATGTACCTCCAGTGGCATATACAATAGCACTACTACTTGCTGGTAAACCAGCTATAGTATTAGTAGATAAATTACTTAATGCAGCTGCTTTTAGTGTTTTAGATTCTTGCAACTCTATTCCACCGGTTGCGAAATCACTTAAATTATTTTGATAATATCCCATTTTTATTTTACTTTGTCTTTTATTTTTTCATAAGTTCTAAGTCCACCTAATCCTAACATACCTAATAGTACGGTCATTAAATGTTCCATTTGTAGTGGTGGCGGTACATCTGTTGATTTTGTAATCCATATAAATAAATCACGAATAACAAAATTATATGCTAAAGCAAAACCACATATCCAACCTACAAAAGGTCGCCACCCCGCAACAAATAAAGTTCTATGCGAGGCTTCAACCATATTAATTTTTGTTTGTAATTCTATTAGTTTTTCTGGATCAAGCTCTTTACCTTTAATAGCTTCTCTTATTTCCCAAGCTAAACCTCCAGCGACAGATTTTCTACCATCACCTCCTTTAAGAAGACCTAGTAGTAATTTCCACATATTTATTTTTTATAACCCATTTTATTCATAGGCTTTCCATAGTCGTGAAATGGTTGGCCATGTTTAGGCATTCCATCTTTTTTCATACTACCCATTTTTTTCATAGGATGATGAGCATCAAGTGGACCATATTTAGATATACCATCGTTTTTCATACTACCCATTTTAGGTGTAGCACTAGCTCTACTATCTACAGGCATATCTTGTTCAAGGTTTTTTCTTTCTTGAGATACACCTTCTTTTCTAAAAGCACTATTACTCATATGCTTCATTATAGGGTGCATTTGACTTACTGATTTATTTCCTTTTCCCATTTTATTGTTTTTTATTTGCATCTTTTTCCCATTGCAAAGCTGGACTACCTTCTTTCATTTTTGATCTGGCATAACGTTTACCTCTATAGTAAACATATTTATCGTCATAATCTAAAATACCATCTTTCATTTGTTTAATGTGTACTTCTTCATGTTTGATAACGTCTTCTCTTTGCTTTGGATCTGTTATATCTTTATTAATTAATATATTTCCATTTCTATCGGCTTTACCTAAAACACCTTCTTCTAAAGCTACTTCATGTATTGCAGTAGAGTAATTAGGATAAGGTCTATTTATTTTAAAAGCCATATTATTGTTTATATGGAAACATTTTGTTTAACGCTTCTTTTCTTGATTGACATCCACAAGGAATATTAAGACCTTCGCTAACTTTATCAACGACGGTCTTAATACCTGTTTTAGTAGTAAACTTTTCTATTGAATCGCCTAGTCCTTGTGATTTCATAATACTATGCGTATGTTACTGCACTAAAGTACATTTGTAACGGAGTAGCCGCTTGATCTTTACCTAATTGTACAGTAGAAGAAACACCACCTGGGTTAGCAGTTAGTGATTTATTTACTGCATTATAAATAGTATTAGCTTGACCAGTAGTAAGCGTTGGATTTACAGATCCATCAGTATCTGCATGAACAGCAAATGTAGCTGTTTTTGGGTTTGTAGCGTCTGGTGTACCTATAGCTGATTGCTTGTAGCTAACAACTAAAGTTTTTGCATTTTGTCCAGTGTTACCTGTAGCTGCGATTTTAGCTATATCTTCAATGTTGATTAAAACATCATAAGATGGGCCTAGTGGCTGAGCCGCGCTATCTTTAACTATTGGAAATTTTATAAATTTTGCCATTTTGTTTTTGTTTTTGTTATTGTTTTTGTTTTTGTTATTGGTTAGATTTATACAGTTCTATTCTGTTTTTTATTTTTCAAAAGCTCTAGAATAATTATCTCCTTCGTAAGCTTTCATTCTACTAGATATTCTGTTTGCTCTTGTTACAGCTTTAAAAGCTTTTTTTCTAGCTCTACCTTTGTAAGCAGCATCTGCATTAGCACCTATACCACCTGTGTTTGATCTATTAACAACTTTGCCATCTCTTGATTTAGTTACAGATCCACCAGCAGCAGCCATGTTAGCTGTAGCTTTAGATAATTGTTTTTGTAATCTTCTTTCTCTTCCAGTCATTCCTTCAGCTGCACTTTCTTTCTTAAGAGATCTTACAAATTGTTTTCCAGCTCTTCCAGTACCTAATCTAGCTAAATTTTTATCAACTACATCTCCAGCAAATTTACCTTGTAAAGCTCTACGTACTAAACCAGTTCCTCCATCATTTTTAGAAGTAGATTTTGTTGAAGACGTAGGAAACGTTTTTGCTTTGGGTTTTATTTTTTGATCAATTTTTCCTTTTGGTTTTATACCAGCATTAACAGATTTAGTAGGCTCTCTTTTACTTCCACCAGAACTTACTGTTTCTTCTTCTCCTCTACCTATAGTATCATATCTATCTTGGAATCCTAAATCTTTTCTACTTTTCCATACACCTGTTTCTCTATAATTTGCTAATTGAGATTTAGCAAAATTACTATATTGTTGTAAGCTTTCTCCAGGAACAGTCAAGCCTTTGTCTTGAGCAATTTTATATGCTTCAGAATATGACCTACCAGAGTCTAATTTACCTTGTTTACCTGTTTTAGGATCAGTATATGTTTTGTAATCAGGACCTTCACCTTTATTTGGATCTTGTTTAGTATTACCTGGCGTTGCTGGTAAAAAAGCACTTCCTATTTTATAAAATGGTTGTTTTGGCATGATTATTTGTATTTTTTAGAATCATATTTTATATCACCAGCCAACTTAGAAATATGCTTTTCATCAGCTGTCATGTCAATATCACTATGACCGTGTTTTGCATCATAATCAATATCTCTTTTTAAATAAGAAATATGAGCTGCATCATCTCTTTCAGCAGCATGAACATTTGTTTTTGTTATTGGTGTGTGTGAGTGTCTAGCATTACCTGTGTAATAGCCATAGTGTCCTTTTTCCATAATTTATTTTTTATTGTCTTTTAATTTTACCCATTTAGATACAGTGTATCCTATAGTTACTACTAAAAGAATTATTTTAAGTGAAACTTCTATATGTGTCATTGATACAGCAAGAGCTATACTATTAATAGCTAATAGTTTAATATCTGAAATTGCCATTTTATCCTTGTACTAACTTAGTTATAGGAAACTTTACTTGATAAGCATTTGGGCCACAAGGAGCTTTAGATACTTCCATACCAGTAATACCTGAACTAGAACCTACTCCATGTATTCTACCTTGTTGATTTAAAGGACCATCCCATATATGAGATTCTCCAACTATACCTACTTTTTTGTTTTTACTTGCTTTGTTATAACCTGGATCGTGTTTCATTTTTTTGATTTTTTATTTTTACATCCAAAATTGTTAGCATAGTTTGCCATAGCTACTACATTTTTAGAATATTTATCTTTACTTTTCATTATTGATGAAGCAGCACCGCAAGTATCTTTACCGGGCATATTGTTTTTTACCCATTTAGTAAACTTACCTTGTTTTGCTTTTGGTACTTCTGGAAATCCTTCTTTATTAAGTGGTGAGTTCATAATTATTTATTTTTTAATATTTCTTGTGCTTGCTCGTAATCACCACCAGTATCTGCCATAGCTTGCCCAAAAGCATTACCTTCTAATGGAGAGTCTGAAGAATCATCTAACTTTGTTAATCCACTCATTGAACTTAAACCTGACATAGATTCTTGCCTGTTTGTATCGTTGCCATAAATTGCATTAGCAGCAAATTGTGTTTTATCACTAAAAACTGGATTAGCACTACCCATAGTGTTTGATTGTGGTGGTAATTGAGTTTGTATATTTGGATTAACAGTACTTATTGGGTTTATTTCTTTACCTGAATCTACCATACCCATTTGTAGAAGTGCGTCTTTTTTCATCTTGTTTTGTCTTTATTAAGATTATGTATTGCTGTTATTAAAACTTTATCTGTATATGTTTTTCCCCTCATTATAGGGTTTCTTCTTTTACTTGTAGGTAAATCTTCTTCACCTAACATAATACGGTACATTCTAGCTATTAGTTGTTTACACTTAAAAGAAACTTTATAGATATTATACTTTTGCGTTGTTCTGTTTCGTTGTCTCCACGTTACAATCCAATTGTTTTTTACCATTTTGTTCCAGCGCCTGTTGTCCCAACTATACGCATAAGTACCGATTTTAAAATCTTGTTTAGTAAATAAATCCATACAGTCAAAGTATATTAATAACTCTAAATCTGCATCATTTAAATTATTGTTTTTGCAAGCCCATTTACGAATTAACCTATAATGTTTTAATAGGTTTAAATCTCTGATGTCACTTGCATTAACTTTTTTCATAACACAACTACGACATCCTGTAACTTAATAACAATAAATTTTTCTTTATTAAACTCTATACCATGACCAGCAGCTTTATCATAATATATTATAGTATCTTTTTTTAATACTTTTATTTCATCACTAACAGAAATAATTTTAGCTTTTCTATATCTTAAATCTTCCCTGTCTTTTTCAACTATTAATAAACCACCTTTAGTTTTTTCAGTAATTACTTTTTCGGGTTTAATAATTATATTATTACCTATTGCTTTCATTAGTTCTTATGTTATTAATTACACAATCGGTTGATAATATTGTTGTTGCTACTGATACAGCGTTTATTAAAGCACTTTTAGTTACAAGTAATGGATCTATAATTCCAGCTTTAATCATGTTTACATTTTCACCAGTAATTACATTTAATCCTTTACCTTTTATTTGACCTATTAATTTAGGTAAATTTTCACACTCAATACCTGCGTTATTTAAAATAACTTTAAAAGGATATTTTATAGCATTTAAAAGTACTTGTTCTGCAGTGTTTTTTGTTTTAATTTCTTCAGAAGCATTTAATAAAGCAATACCACCACCAGGTACAATACCTTCTTTAATAGCTGCTTTAGTAGCACATATTGCGTCTTCTATTCTATCTGCCTTTTCTTTTAACTCTATATCAGAGTTTGCACCAACTTTAACAACTGCGATTTTAGCTGATAACCTTGCTAATCTTTTTTCTAATCTTATTACATGTGCTGGATTAGGTTTATTAGCTAATTCTTCTTTTACTGCTTCAATAGCTTTTATTACAGCTTCACTTGGTTCACCAACTTGTATTATGGTATCTTTTTCATCCGTTATAGATTTTAAGCAACTACCTAAAAATTCAGGTTGAATTAAATCCATATCATCTCCAAGATCTTCATTAATGACAGTAGCTCCTGTAAGCATAGCTAAATCATCTAATGTTTCACGTTTATTAACACCAAATGTAGGTGCATTAATAATGTTTATTTTAATATTACCTTTTGTTTTATTCATAGCAAGTGTAGCCATGACAGGTGCTTCTACGTCAGCAACAATTAATAAAGGTGTATTTTTTTTTATAACATATTCTAATACAGACTGTATTTGTCTTATGTTTTCTACAGGTGATTCTATAAGTAAAATAGCAGGTTTTTCTAATTCTGCAGTTTTCTTTGCTTTATTTGTAATAAAATGTTGGTTTGTTAAACCTTTATCATATTGAACTCCATCAACTAAATCAACATTTGTTTCAGGAAGTGATGAATGTTCCATCATTACAACACCTGTTTGACCAACAGATCTAAAAGCATCACCAATTATTTTACCAAGTTTAGGTTCATTATTAGTAGATATAGTAGCTATTTGATCTATCATATCACCTTTTACAGGTAAAGTATTTTTTTCTAAATATTTTAATACTTTTTTAAGAGCAGAATTTATACCTTGTTTTAATTCTCTACTATTTATTTCTAAATTTTCTGCTTCTTTTAATATAGCATGAGATAAAACTGTAGCTGTGGTTGTACCGTCTCCTGCTTCATTCACTGTTTTACGTGCAGCTTCTTTTAAAAGTCTTGCACCCATATTTTCTACAGGATCTAATAAAGTTATTGAATTAGCAACAGTAACACCATCTTTTGTTATTATAGGATTACCTTGATCATCTTCAAGTAACACACACTTACCGCTAGCACCTAAAGTAGAGCTAACAGCTTGTGTTAGTTTATCAATTCCTTTAAATACTTGACTTTGAGCTACTTGCCCAAAATTAAGATTTTTGACTATTAAGTCTGACATATTTAATTAAATTTAATTTTATTTATTGAATTTTATTTAAAGGTCTTAACGACTTTTGGACCGTTTAAGAACTCTATTTTTTTCTTGTAATGCTCAACAGAAGCTATTACAGCTTCTTCTGCACCTTCAAGTGTTTCTCTACGGGTTACATCTATCCACTCTTCAGCTTCAGGATCTTGGTATTCAGTTTGATAAAAACCGTTAGGTAATTGGGTTATTCGCCAATTTTTCTTTTCAGCGACGTGTTTCCAAAGGGTTTTTGTTTTTTCTGAAACTTGTGGTTGACTACTCCACGAACTAGTCTGGTAATATAGTGTCATAAGGTTTGGGTT